AGTAGTAGAAAATATAGCAAACAATGAAACTAATTATATAAGAATAGACAGTGCAGTCGTTACAGCTCTTCAAGTACCACAACCAGCAACAGAGATTCAAATTTGCAGTAACACTTTGTTACACTCTGGTGACACAACCGCTAACGGGTTAGTGTATATTCAACAGCCCTTGGCGGGTACCCTGCAAGTTTTACAGACATTGAAATAAAAACATCAACATCCACCTGGAAACAAGATTCTATTTTCAGTCTTTATAAAATTCTAAGATGATAAAAAAAATATGGATTAAACTTCAGCTTGCAGTTCTGAAGTTTATCAAATGTTTTATTGATAGAGGTTAATTTCTAGGTCTCTTGTAACCTAGATGTCGACGTATTGCAGTATCCATTTTTTCAATGTCGTATATTATTGAACACTGACAATTCTTACAACGAATTTTTAAAACTCTTTCAAGTTCAATATTTCCACACTTGCAAGTTGGGTTGAAACATTTCATAATCCGAGACATTTGAAACAGTAGATAGATTTTGTATGTTTCTTTTTGAACTTGCCACATTTGGAACAATGGAAGTTTAGCGATACAACCTCATGTTGTATTACTAAGTCACCAGTTTGAATATTTTTTAAAATTCCTACATCGTTCATCCTGTTTCTAGACCCATGTTTTTACCAACTTCATAGACACAATAGTATACGGCCTCGTTTGCATCCTTGAACCCTTTTTCACTTCGTATTTGTTCAAGTAAGGCCCACATCGACATATCGTTACTAATCCATAATCGAGTCTTAATTTTTCCAAGATTCCTTCCTGATTCTTTTGCTACTTTTGATGGTGCTGTTAGATAATCCAGTCTTTATCACCCCCTGTTCCAGTCAATTTTTTAGAAATGAGGGGGGGATTAACGCTAGACTGCATATCGGAGTTCTTATGTGATCGGATATAGCTAACAGAAAGAGGTTTAGTCCGCCTGAGAACTGCAGTAGTGAAAGCTAAACCCCTCATTTCTATTCTAAGTCACCAAAGAAGTATTTAACACTGTACACGCACACAATTTGATTTAACCAACAGGTCAGCACTCAAAATACACCTGTTGGACACCAACAGCCACCGCTAATTCCCCCACCACCGCTTTCCACAGCATCATTTACAATTTATTAGGATAGAAGTAATAACCATCGGTAATTTCTTTAGGGTTTTTGTTAGCTTTTTCGAGCTTAAGGTAGGGGTATTTAGGGTTAAGTTAGGGTAGTATTAGGGTAGAAACGCTTAGATCTAAGTAATTATCATAGATTTATGGTATGGAAGAAGTTTTATCATCAGCACTTATCTTGGTGGCGTGTATATCTGGCGGTATTTCCTGTATGTTTATTGCTCGGGGTAGGTCTAATATTAATAAACATTCCAGGCAACGCATTAAAGACTATGAAGCCGATATTAAATCTATAAGTGAAATAAGAAAGAGTGATGCTGCAGACTTTAGACAAGAGATTCTACGGCTTAAAGGAACCATTAACAAAATGAAACAAGGGCCGGACTTTACAGAGAAGGAACTCCAAACAGGAAGCGGTATAGGTGATCTATTATTATCTAAATTTGGCTTGGGTAAATATCGCAAATTTTTGCAGCCTTATTTACCACAAATTGAAAAAGCAATTATAGAGAATAAAGATGAAATCATCAACACCATTAAATCAAATAATAAAAAGACCGAACCTGGAACTGAAACTGAAGCAGTACAAAGCCTGTAAGACTTGTGCAGATACCGTTGATGGTCATCCACACGGCGTTATTCGAACAGTTGACTTTCAGTCTAACTCAAATAAACTTGACCCAGTTTATAATACATTTGAAGATTGCCCCACCTGTCACGGTGAGAAATACATATGGCAATAAGTAAAAAACGTAAAAGAAAATTTACTACTCGTCAGGTTTACCTTATTCCTCAAGTACGCTTTTTATAGGCTTTTTTACGTTTTAATGTAAGATCACCTTTACGTGTTGTACGTCTTTTTCTTGTTGTGGTTTTTCTTTTAGTTTTTCTTTTTGGTTTTTTCTTTTGGTTACGGGCCCTTTTCATTTTTGCGCCCCAGGCTTTAGCAGCCTTTGAACCCTTCTTCAAGTAACGGATACCCCAACATTGCTATAATATGATTTAGCGGCTGCACTTAATGTTGGAACACTTGCAGTTGTTCCGCTAGACCACGTAATGGTAGAAGAAGAAGGTCGACTGATATTGTTTACAGTTTCACCCTCACTTTGAGCTACTGCACTGCTATTCGCAGCACCAGCAACATTAGAATCGTAAACTACTGGAACCATAGCCATTAAATTTTTAACCTCCCAAAATGGTTTAAGGAGACCAACGCCACCTTGACCAATTCCAATTCCTAATTCAGAAGCACCCGAACCGAGATTAGATAATACACGTCCAATGGCTGATCCTGTTTCACCAAATGCACTGGCTGAAGCGGATGCGGCTGCTGGACGGCTAATTATATTTCCAAAATAAAGAATAGCAGCACCAATTAACGCAATTGGGAGGATTTTACCTATAATACCCATGTTTTAACTTAACATACTTGATAAAATATGTTTCTAAACTCGAATTTAGAAACATTTAAGATCTACTATTGAGATCTCAATACGTGGCATTTAAACTAAAAACAGGAAAAACCATAAACAAGGTTCTAGCTGGTGCAGGAATTGCAAGTTTAGGCGGTTTAATCCTGGGTGCAATAGCACCTACAATAGCAGGCTCTACAATGGGTAAAGCAATAACCACATTAGGTGCTTATGGCATCGGTGGAATTGAATCAGCAGCAGGTGCCATAGCAACAAGTTTCATGGGTAGCAGTTTAACAGCATTTACAGGACCAACAGCAGAAGGTAACGTACAGGTGGACAGTCTATAATGGCAGTTCCACTTATGAGATCTTACACGACAACTGGTGCAGCGCTTAACGTTTTTACACCTTCAACTGATGACGTAACTGGTTTGACTATCCAACAATTGAACCGATCAAATACCATTTTAGATTGCGTAAATAATCCAGACCCACCAGGTGCAGCAGCATACGAAACAAACGTACTAGTTAATGGTATTCAATCAGGTGTTACAAACTTTTCAGTAGCATCCAGTGCAGCCAGTGCAGGACGTGTTGTGTTCGGACCTATCGGCGTAACTGTTGGTGGACAGGCTGGCGGAAAACAATTATCCTGGCAATCAGGACAAGTTGTAACTGGCGGCGGAATTGCCCAATATTCATTTTTGATGAAATATTCTAATTTGTTTTAGGAGGCTTTAATGCCACAAAATATCCTCGGTTATGTTGTCAATGTTTTACCCAAAGATCCAACAGTACCTAGTACTTACGTTGCTGATATTATCGCAGCAGGAGCAACTACAACAATTGAATTTCCATCACAATATAGAGCAGTGGCAATTTCAATTGCAATAAGAAATCAAGACACTGTTAACGCTTGTCAATTTTCTGTAAATGGTCAACCGCTAGTTGCGTTAAGTGCTGGTGGAAGTGAAAATCTAAATGATATGAATATTGTTAGAGTTCAAATTGTAGCTGGTGCTGCTGGTGCAGTTCATGTATTTAGCCAAGTTACCCCAATGTTTTACAATACTGAAGCACAACGATTTAGAACGGTGTCACAATAATGAATCAACAAGGAAAAAAAAAGTTACTTAAAAAATATAAAGAATATGTGAAGGTGTTAAGTTAATGGCTTTTAGTGGTGGCGGTTCAAATATTTTAAAGCCACATACCCACGACAGCACGATTTTACAAGATGGAGGCAATTTAGATTTTAAGAATATCACACAGAGTGATATGTCGGCAGCTTCAATGACATATTCTGACGGTGTCCACTTACAAGAACTTGCAATCGGTGGAGCGGGACAACAATTAGTCACAAATGCAGGCGCAACCGCACCCGAATGGGCAACAAATGCACAACAAGGTTCGTACCAACTTTTAGAAACTTACAAGGCTCCTGGGGCAGCATCCACATACACGTTCAGTTTTGCAGCTCTTGGACCCGACGACATTTCCGCATTAGTTTTAGTTTATTCAATGGCTGCAACTGCTGCTCTTAATCTTGGAGTAGTAGTAGAAAATATAGCAAACAATGAAACTAATTATATAAGAATAGACAGTGCAGTCGTTACAGCTCTTCAAGTACCACAACCAGCAACAGAGATTCAAATTTGCAGTAACACTTTGTTACACTCTGGTGACACAACCGCTAA